CTTCGATGGCGTCGATTGCCTCGCCGCGCATGTCATTCCACCCGCCCTCATAGCTCGTGTATGGCGGCGCGTTCATCGGCTGCGGCAGCTCAACCACAAGCTCCCGCCGCGACGCCAGCCACACATTCCGCATCTGGTCCTTCAAATCCTCGAACTGCTCGCGGTGAGGCTGCCTGTCCCACCACGCCTCGAACTCTGCTATCGCCTTGTCTGTGTGCATGTCTATCTCCTAGTGCTTGACTAAGGCCAACACGTTGCCGCGCTCGACTATGTTGATTCGGCTCGCCTCGAACGCCGGCGACTGCAGAACTTTGTGGATCAGCTCTGGCAGTTCATCCATAAGATCGCGGCTCATGTCGCTGTAATGGACGCAATGCAGGGTGCGCAGGATGTTGTATGCCTCGCGGTCTGGTTTCAGGTTGAGCATGGTTGCGATCGTGTCGATGGTGCAGATATCGAAGTAATCACCACGCAGCATCTTCCCGAGAGCCGCTTCGGCGGCCAGCAGCTGTACTTTGCTCACGTGCAAATCCTCCCCGCCGACTCTCGCCGGCAGGCTGTGTGTTTGGGTGGGGTTAGGGGGTTAACAAACGAGCGGCTTGCCTGCGAGTTCGTTCCGGAGCCGCTCGACCTCGGCTTGAAGCTGGTCAACCCGATCCTTGAGCACGTCGGCGCGGTGCTTCCCTAGCTCGTGCGCCTCTGCGGTTTTCTGCACCCACTCTGTCTTGTCGTGCCATTCGTTGTATGCGGCCTCGAACTGTTGCAGCCTATCCCGCTCGGCGGTCACGGCTGACAGGGCGGCTAGGTGGTCGGATTGGCGAACTAGGGGAACGTCCGCTGCGCCTGATCTTGAGCCAATTACATACCGAGCAACCAGCCTGCCAGGCTTTTTGATCTCTAGTAGGTCTTCAGGGTTTGCCCAGGCCACCACCTCCACCCCTTCCGCCTCTGCGGGCTGGGCTAGGGCTTCGCGCAACATGAGGGACACGCTTCGAGCGCTTTCTGCATCGGCGCCATCGCTTCCGTCGTCGAAAACATCTGCACGAGCCGCTGCGCGCTCCAGCAGCTCCCGATCAACCAATACCTTGCTCATTGCTGCGTCTCCCTCTGCTCGACCAGCTTGCGCTTGCGTGCGGCGTTCACAGAGGCGGAAACAACCTTCGGGAAGCGCTTCGTGCGGATCGCATCACACTGCGACTGCGTAATCAGATCAGCCATCGCCATGTCAGTGATGGCGCAATTAAGCCGATCCAGTCGCTCGGCTTCCCTGTCGGACAGCTCAGGGAACTGCTCCTTGAACGGGCGCGCTGCCCAGCCTTGCTCGAATGTCTCGCTCACTTCCTTTCTCTCCTGCGCCCTATGAGCGCCCTAGATTTTCAGCGCCCCGCTGGACGCCTTGATTTACGCGGACTCAGCGGTGCTGATGCCCAGACTGATGATCAGGTAGCCACGGCCACGGCTCGCCGATGCGCTCGAGATACGCGCGCAGTTTCGCTGGCGTCGCGTAGCCGATCAGCATGGCGGCACGGGTGCGAGACATCCCCTCTGCGGCCAGCCGGCGCGCTGCATCGGCAACCGACTCCCCCATCGCCTCCTGATAGCGCCTGGCGACGCAACCGCGCCTCTGCCGCCATGGGTAGGCGATGCCGCGAGCCTGCAGGTAGCGCCGCAGCATCGCCGTCGTGCGGAACCCCAGCTCGCGCGCGATCTCGTCAGGGTGCCGTTCGCTCATCCGCCGCGCTGCGTCCTGAACACGCTCTCCGGTTCGCTGGTAGTAGGCCGTGGCTACCTGGCGGGAGATGCAGGCGCTCATTGCTCGGCTGTCCATTGTGCGGACAGGGCGGCGCGGATAAGTCGCTCGCAATCGCTGCGGAGAAGCGGTGGGGATATGTTCCGCATTTCCAACATTGCCGCGTCGATCATCTTAAGCAGGCTCAATCTGCTCTGCTCCGGCTGCTGCTCGGTCTGCGCGGGGCGGTGGAACCATGCCCACTCTGCCGCATTAATCGTGGCCGAGCTGAGCTTGAAGACGCGCTGGCTGTGCAGGGCGCGTTTGAAGGCCTCCCGCCCATCCTGCGCCGGGGCTGGCTCTACTGCGGCCTGCCCATCCCTGAACGCCTGCGCTGCGGCTGTGGCCATGTCGACGGCGGTGTAGGTGTCGGTGGGATCGGCCTGCTGGGATAGGGCGTTGTCGATACTGCTCAGGAACGCCGCGGTGCCACTGATCTTGTACGAGCTGTTCGCCAGCAGCACGCGCGCTTCACGCAGCAGCCCGCGCAGCCGCTCCACCTCCGCCTTCGCAGCCCCCAGCTCAGCGCCGATCCGTCCGGCTGCTTTCAGTGTGTCGTTCATACTCGACTCCATAGTTCCGAATTGTTCAGTTCAGCCTCTACGGCCCAGCGAAAGCCGCTCAGCGCCTGCATCAGGTGTGCGGCACCGTTGCTGCGGGCGATGTAGTAGCGGGTGTTCGTGGGTTTGTGCAGCCAGATCGTTGTTCGCATGGGGCCTCCGGTGGGCGGCAGCGGTAGCAGTCACAGATGCCAATTCGCTGGCCAGAGGTGCGGCAGTAGGTCGGGCGTTCACAACTTCTCGCGCAGCCCCTCGTCGGTGATGATGCGGCGCACCGATCGGGAGTCGATGCCGATCCTCTCGCTGATCTGCACGCTGTTGAGCCCCTGTTTGAGAAGCGGCAGGATCGAGTCGACGTTGCGCTGCCGCTGTTCGCGGTGCTTGTCGGTGTTTCCGGAGCGCTTCTTCATGGCGCTGTTCTTGACGCCGCGGCGCCGGCTGGCATCCTCGGCCGCACGGTTGCCCTGGTTGTTGTTCCAGGTGCGCTCAGGCATCGGGCGGTACTGGAAGCCATCTATGATTTGGATGCGCCCGCCCGCATTGAGGAACGCATCAGTGGCCGCGTCAATTTGCGCGCGCAGAGCCTCGCCCTGCGCTATGGCATGGTTGTCTATGAGCATGGGTATGTACCGGGGAGGAGGGCGCGCTGGGCGCCCGGGGTGGATCAGATCAGCAGCGAGCGGGCGCCGCGGTAGGGGTCGGCGAAGGGGATGTCGTCGTCGAAGCTGTCGTAGTCCGGCGCCGGTTGCCGGCGGGCGGCGGGCTGCTGCGGCCGGGCTTGCTGGCTTGGCGCCTGCTGCTGTCGCGCAGCGTCCTTCTCCGGCCAGTCGATGATCTCGGTGCCCTGGCCGACATGGATCTCGGTTACGTACCGCTCGGCACCGTCCTTCTCAAACTTCCGGGTTTTCATCTTGCCGCAGACCAGAATGCGCTTGCCCTTGTGCAGCCACTCGCCCAGGAACTCAGCAGTCTTTCCGAAGGCAACGCAGCGCACCCATTCGGTTTGCTCGACCTTCTGGTTCGTCTGCTTGTCCTTGTAGCTGTCGTCTACCGCGATGTTGAAGTTGGCGACGGCGTTACCGTTTGGCATGAAGCGAACTTCAATGTCGTTTCCAAGACGGCCGATGCCGCGCCATTCGTTCAGGTTACTCATGCCGCCTTACTCCTCATGCGCTCTCGCATTTCATGTTCAAGTTCTGCCAGCTCTTCGAGGAAGAGCTTGATTTCGGTTTCCATCTGCCGAATGCGTGCCTCGTCGCGCTCCAGGCGGAAGCAGGCGTACTGCAGTTCATCCGGCAGGCGGTCGTCGAAGGTGACGAAGTCGACCCACTCCAGATCGGCGCAAGCCATCTGCGCGAACATCTGCCATTCGTACTGCGGGTCATGCTTGCCGGATTGGATAGTGGCGACGTGGGTGGCTGTATTAGGGCATTTGCACTCAATCGACCCGACACTACCGACGAGCCCGTCGGGCGAGGCTATGAACCCGTCGATTTTGGAGTGAGAGAAGCATCCGGTTTCGGTAACCATGTTGCCCGTGTCTATCTCGTACGCAGCACGAGCCAGCGGCTCAAGCTCTACGCCACGCTGAACCGCCGCGTTGCGTGACAAATCTGCGCCGCCTGGCTTCCCTGTGAGTCGCTCGCAGAGGAGCTCCATCATGTAGTTTTTGCGGGTGGCGGAAGGAGCATCACCGCGCCCCTTTGACATCACATCTCTGACTCGGCTAGCGCTTACCTTTCCAACCCTGAATTGATGCCACTCAGGGCTGCCTTGGATGAACTTGTGCTCAGCCATGACGGCATTCCTCTTCTGCTTTATCTCGATACCTGATCGCATCTTCAAGCGACCGGAATCGCGCGTGCGCCACGATCTCGCCGCCTCGCCGAATGCGGACCCTCCAGTACACGTACTCACGCCCCCTCGCTATCTTCCGCTCCTGGGCAATGTTTCTTTCTCCAGAGGTATTGTTCCGGTACTCCCGCTTATTCAGGCCTTGCTCTAAGCGAGTCGCCCATACGCAATTTTCTGGCGAGTAGCCTGCACTATTGTCGACTCGCTCTAGGGTCAGGCTCGGATCTGGGCGCGGACCCATATCCTCTAGGAAATGAGCGAATGACTCGCGCCAGCGCTCGCAGACGGTGATGCCGCGGCCGCCATAGTTGGCGTATGCGTGGTGCGACTCTCGGTGACATCTTCTTTTCATGTCGCTCCAGACCCACACCAATCGCATGCGCTCAGTGGCGCTAATTGGCTCCATCTTCGTTCTCCACAAGCTCGCCTTCGATCGGTTCGCTGAGCGCCTTCTTGCGCTCATCCTTCACGGCGGTTAGGCGCGCCCTGGCCGAAGGATGCTGGTTCCATGCGGCTTTGAATGCTTCGTGCAGCTCTTCCATGCTGCTCGCGTTCTGAATCGACTCGAGCGCAGGCGTGATGTCCGGTTCGTTGGCCGCAGGCGTCACGTCCTTCTCGACGATCCGCTGCGCTTCATCCTCGTCAAAGATGCCGGTGTAACCAAAGGCGAGGCGGGCGCACTGGATCATGGCCTTGTGGCGCAGCATTCGCTTTGGGTGGCTCTGCCATGGCTGGGTGTTGCGCTTGCACTCGGTCATCCATTCGGTGACCTTGATCGGATGATTGCGGTCCTTGCGGTAGATGATGCAGGTGCATGATTCGTCGTCCTGCTGGAAGTCCATTCCGTCGAAGGCGCTGTTTTCGTTGATGATCCGCGACCAGCCATCGACGCCAACGACCGGCACGATGCCTCCCTTGTCCGGGAAGGCGTAAATCTCCTTTGTCCAGGGGTTGAGGCCGTATTGGTCCGCGACGATCAGCAACGCCTGCATCTGCGCGTCACTGACTTGCCCTTTGAAGGCGGTGGCCTTTAGCGTGGCCATCATCTCGTTGGGGTCGACGCCGAAGCGGTCTGCCATCCTGGCGGAAAGGCTATTCGGTTTAATTGTTGCGACGTTGCTCATCGGATCTACCTCAGTAAGTGATCTGGATGTTCGGAATCTGGCGCTTGGCGATCAGCGTCACGGCCTGCTTGGCGCACTCTTCGGTCATGCCGCCAGCAACGAACGCTTCCAGTGCGGCGCGGTTGATCGAAGCCTTATGCGCCTTGTCAGCCTCGCGCGCCTTGGCTTCTGCCTCAATGCGTGCCTGCTCGTCTGCTTGGCGCTGGCGTTCGGCTGCAGCTGCGCGCTCGGCGCGTTCGGCGGCTTCACGCTCGGCCTGCTCGGCCCGGCGCTGGGCTTCCAGCTTCTCGCGCTCTGCTTGTTCGGCCTGCAGCTTCAGTTCCAGCTCGCGGCGTTCTGCTGCGGCCTTGGCGTCTGCTTCACGCTTGGCTGCTGCGTCACGCTCGGCCTGTGCGCGCTGCTCTGCTTCGCGCTTGGCTTGCTCGGCGGCTTCACGGGCGATGCGTTCCTCGCGTTCCTTCTGTTCGCGCTCGGCCTGTTCGGCCTGGAACTTGGCGATCGCCGCCAGCTCGGCTTCGTGTTTCTGGCGAGCAGCAAGGGCGCCGCGCAGAGTTGCAAGGCTGGAAGCCTTGACCCGGTGGGCTTCAGCTTCGAACTCTTCAAGCGATGCGCCGACATCGACCGCTTCAACCTGGTCGATGCGTAGCTGAATGTCTTCGCTTGATTCTTCGGCGAACACCGTCGCGCTATCGCGCAGCCAGTCGATGCAGTCCTGATGCTTCGTTACTCGAGCAGACTCTGCCTGCTCCCACTCATTCAGTGGTGCCCGAACCTCGTCCTTCCAGGCGTCCAGCGTGTCGCGCATCCGCTTGCGCTCGGCGTCGATCTTCTTCGGGATTTCCTTCAGCTCGGCAACCAGCTCCTTGCCTACGTTGTCGAGAGCCGTCTTGGAGCGTGCGACCTTATGAGCGATAGAGGCGATGGCGTCGCGGCCCTTCTTCGTGGTCACGTCCGGCACGAAGGCGTCGATCTCGGCGCGAATCTGCTGCAGGTACGGGTCAAGCCCGTTCTCTGCCTGGAAGACTTGCAGAGCGGTTTCCTTTGGCGGCACAAGGGCCAATTCCGTAGACATGAGTTCTCCTTGGCCGCGTCTCGCGCAGCCTGATCAGTAGTTGGTGTTACCCGAAGAAGTGAAAGATCGCCGCCTCACTGAAGAGGCCGACGATCAGCGTTGCGGAAAGGACGCCGAACCCGGCAAGGGTCCACCACGCCGCTGCGAAGCTGTGGCCTGATGGGGTGTCGTCGTAGGGGAGGGGGAGAGTGCGGTTCATGGGGTCACCTTGCGGTAGCCGGCCGCGTGCAGCGCCTTTGCGCAGATCATCGCCGCGCCTATGCCGAT